CATTATTTATTATAGGGGTCATAACGCCATTGTTATCATATTCTATAAACCCTGTTGTTGTATATTTGAATGGCATAGGGCTTTGATTCCACGCCCATACTGCCGGAGCTGTTCTATATGCATTTATATAGGCATTAGTTGATCCGTTAGGATCAGCAAGAGCTGGAAGAGTTAAAAATAAGTCTTCATCTGCGATCATTGCCTGAGAAATACCAAATGTCTTATTTGTAGCTACTGTACTGTTTAGAGTATATCCAGACAACAAACACCCAGATATTAGCTTAGTTCCATCTGTTAAATGTTCATACCAATGTGTTTGAGCGTCTATAAGACAAGTATGTCTTTCTTCTGATAGTTGGAACTTAGGGGTAAGTGCATTGTTAAAATATATAGTAGCAACGGGAACTTTATCTGTAGTATAATCTAATGCTCCACCAGCTACCAGTGTTCCAATATCATCATTGATATAAATATAATATATCCCTGAAGAGGCCGGAGGATTTGACGATAATACAACCGTCTTATTTGATGCTATTGTAAAAAGCTTTCCATTTCTAAAATAAGAGAAAGTAGCACCTGTTTTAGCTAGTGTAAACGTGTTTACGCCATCGAATGAAATTGTAGTTTCTGCAAGGTTCGTAAACCCTATCCTCTTCAATAATTCGAAAGTAGTCTTGTCTAGTTTTGGAGTTATATCTGTACTTTGAGCTAAAGCTGCAGCCAAATTAGACGATAACGTTGCCGCATCATCATCATTAGCATTAAATCCCTTCAACGACATATATTCGCCGAGAGCATGCGTCATAATAGAAACCTGCCTAAACAGTTTATTATGGAGTATACTCCTAGCCTGGCCCGGAACGACACCGCCTAATCTTTGTGTGTCGTCCAGGTACTCTGCGTCTGATTGAAGGTTAGCTTTATTTTCATCAAATATCTTAAATAAATTAATTGCCATAAATTCACCTCATTTACAATTGTTTCTCTTTTATACTACCGGTCTAGCGAAAACTCCCTTAATAGTGAATGTTATGGAGTCGTTAACTTCTACTCCGATTGGAGAGAAAGCTCCTCTTACAAACAATGTTCCGTCAGTTGCAGCCGTAAGAAGGCCAACTTCGGTTATTATCTTAGCAACAGATTCACATGTCATTGTTGCTATAGTTCTAAACGTATCGCCGAGTGTGTTAGATGTTATTTTAGTTATAACGCCCTCTACTCTTGCTTCGTTAGGGGATTCGTTCTGCAAGGCTATATTAACTCCACTAGGAGCCGCTGAGCCCGTGCCCCACGCTACATATTTAGGTTCAAGACCAAGACCCATGATCCTATCTACTACAAGTTCTATACCTGTATCAACTACAATTATTACATCTGCCATTTCTTAATTACCTCCATAATTCTATCCAAAATAGATAGCCTCTTGTAAGAAGCGATCGTTCCTAAGTCTATAACCGTTCCATCTGCCTTAGTTAATACCGCTTCTATCGTTAATTCTTTTATACCTGCTCTTGCTGTTATATTCATAACTACCTCCTTATTTAGAAACTGGAGGAGTTGGAGCTCCGCCTATAATTTTACCTTGCTGAGCTTCTATCTTTAGTCTTTCCTGCATCTCTTGTTGTTCTTTAAGCTGTTCTTTCTGTTTATCTAATTGAGCAGACAAACTAGCTTTAATTGAACCGGCATTAGGGAAGTTAAGGTTATCCAAAGCATTCCATAACATAACCGAAGGTTCACTAGCAACAAAAGCGTTAGTTCCGTATAGAGTCATAAGTTGTTGATACATGAAATCTCTATTTCTTTCCCAACCACCTGAAGCGTCTATTGTAAATTGGAAGTCGGTATTGTAATACCATTGTCCATCTTTACCTCTTAGCAAAAACTCATATTTATCGAAATCGAAATATTTATCATCACCGTTTTCTTCTTTAGAAACAACCGGTCTAAGTTCATCGTAAAAAGCTAGCTTCATGTAAAACATCATCTTATACAGATTGATATAAAAACCATGCTTATTAAACTCTTTAGACGCCATTCTTCCAGAAGATTGAGCGATTTGTAACTGTTTTGCTATGCCAGATGTAGCTGTAGCATCAGGCTTACCCTGGAAACTATCTGTTACACCAAGCAATGACTTAGCTTGTTGATATACAACTTGAACTACCTGTAGATCCTTTTGAACGTCTAAACTTAGATCCTTAAGGCCTATTCCCATAAGTTGCTGAGTAGTTCCCTTAACAACCTGGTAAATATTAGTCGTAAGATTGAGTTTCATATCTTCAGGACACGTTATAATATATCCACCTTTAAGCAATTTTTCCTCAATGTTATTCATTAGTTTCGATATTAGCATGTATTTATCTTTTATAATGTCGATATCTGAAACCCCTCCAAATCCAAAGTCTGAAGGTACATTTACTCGTATAAGAACCGGGAATGTTTTAGGAGCAAAATAAGGGATCTTAGTTCCTTTTTTTATAACAACGTCTATTTCCTTTTCTTCAGCAACTGTAACACCCTCTTCATTAACGCTGTATGTTGTTAGCTTATCTTTTCTAATAAGTTTCTTGTCTTCTGCAAGTATTTCAAACATTTCAATTTCTTTCGAATATGATCCGCCGCATACACAAGTTTTATCTGAAGGTTTGCCAATTTTACCGCATTCAGTACATTTGTAAGGTCTTCTGTAGTAATACTTAGGCTTATCTTCTAGAGGCGAGTTTTGACACCATGTGAACTTCCCTACATCTCCATCTGAATCCTTATACCAACACGTTATAACTGTTACCTTTTCTGCAAGGTTATTTATAGATTTATCGCCGACTGTATTTACTGTTGGGTATTGTTCCGTTTCAGAAACAAGACTTATTCCAAAAGCGCCCCACACAAAAGCCTTAGTTACAGAAAGTTGAGTAAAGAGATAATCCATATCTTCAATATTCCATATTCCTGGTTGTGGAACAATAGTCTTAGGATGCCTCTGTAATATCTTAATTTCTCCAAGATAATCGTTAGCTTCAACAGACGAATCCCATGTTACTTCTACAGCACTAAAACCATGCTTAGAAGTCGTTCTTTCATTCTTATCGTTTACCATATTTACAAAAGTATCTACGATATCATTTCTTAAAGAATCTTCAATCATAACTCCCTGGTACTTGTAGTCTGGGCGTTTGCTTTTAACTACCGGCATCGGAACATTGTTGTTAACCTGAGATTCTATTAATTCGTAAACTATGTTGTACGGTTGATTTGAAAGCTTTGAAGTTGTATTGCTGTTTTGATCGTTAATATTCTTGTCTACTTCGTGAGTTCCATCGTATAAAGACTCTCTTTCGTTAAGAGTTTCTTCATCTACAAATCCCCTAGCAATAACAAACTTAGATCTAAATTGTTGTAGTTTTTGATCAGAGGAATCATCGATATAAATATTCTGAAGCCCTCTTATTAAAACTGTATTCGTTTCTTTTTTCATATCTAATTCACTCTCCTATTATTGAGATAATTCACTATCTAAGCCTATTATCCATAACGTTTAGATCGCCAGTAGTGACGCATCTTTCTACTTCTGCTTTAATATTAAGTGCAAGGGCTTCTTCTTCCACTTGTTCAGGTATTAGGAATGATAGTAAAAACTGAGTTGTAGAGAAATCTTTTTCAACACAAGCTGCATCATATATTTCATAGATAGACTTAGTTGTGCCTATTTCAATGTCATAGAATTGTTTAGCTACACTTTTACAAGTAGTAAGTAAATCCCCACCACTTCCCATAGTAGCCCCGGCAATAGTATCAGCAATTATTTCAGCATTTTTATCCGAAAGATAATTGTAGATCCTATCGTAATGATCTCTTTCTCCAGCTGCTTGAGCCTTAAACATTTTTTCGAATCCTACAAGATTAAACTTACTAAAATAAGAGGCCATAGCAACGTATTTCAAGTGATTTTTTCCTTCGTGGGTTAACTGCTTATTCAGCAATTCTGTAATATTCTTAGATAATAACATAGCGTACCTCCTATTAGATCTTAATCTTAGTGATCTTAACTTCTTTAGCGGTTTTTAACGGAGCTTTTCCAGGAGCTTTTCCAGGAGCTTTAACAGCTGCTATAACTCCACCCAAATTCTTATGCTCAACGTGAATAACATTCATAGCTGCTTTATGTCTTGACTTATCTGAATTGATAGCCGCCATATTTTTAATTGTTCTAGCATCATCTTCAGCCCTGTACTTCATCTCATCAGATGAAATCTTACTGTAACTTCCTTTACCCATGATTATTCCCTCCATAACTTTAACTTATCAGCAATAACTATCTGCAAATCTTTATTTGCTCTAGCGAAATCATCTTGTATATCTTTTTCCATTTTTTCTAATTTAACATAATCGAAAACCTTCTCGAAAGATCCTCTTGATTGCTGTCCTGATAAACAAGCTTCCAGGCATATAGCGAGAGCCATTACCAAGTCATCGTGTTTACCGCTTTGCCCTTCGGGCCTACCGTTCTTGTTACGTATAAACGAGAGCATCTCATCTATAGTAATCGGGCAATTTAATAGCTCCGAATGATCTCTAACATATTCTACAAGATTGGATATTATCATTCTTCTAGATGTTTCTGTTGTTCTCCACCCGAACTTCTTCTTTATCGTATGTGTTATATCGTCTAACTGCTCTCTCATATACATTTTGGGATAGTTAGCTTTTTCCAGGTTACGTACAGTTCCAGATTCCATATTAACTTCGACATTTATAAGAGCTGTATTGTAGTAGTAGCCTGCTATTTCGAGTTCTACGGATAATTGATCGGGATCTACATGGCCCCTAAACACTGCTACTTGTTCAAGAGTAACAACGTCCATTACTTGAGCAGTAGAATAATCTCCATTTTCGTTACCTTCCGCAACGTCGGAGCCTATGCAATACTGTCTACCAAGTTTAGGCTTTTTATATATAAGCCAATTAGCATTAACGTCTTCCTGCTGAATGTATATATTCTCTAACTTAAGCAGATTGCAGGGTTCAACCTTACTTAGATAAGATAAACGATAAGATAATTTAGCGGCATCGAATACTGTCTTACCTATTACGCCCCATTGCCCTAAGCAATAAACGTTATAATAATAAGGATCAGTATCTTTGAACTTCTCTAATACCTCTATACTTTTCTTGTCTAAGAATGAATTGTCGCGGTATGTTGTTTCTGATGTTGTAGCGTCTGGATCTGAGTTATCGAAAAACCTTTTCTTTAACCAATGCGATATAGACACCGGATTGAATGTTGCTATTATTTGTCTATGGTGTTTAGATTGACCTCTAAGACGTATATCTAGCTGGTTGTAATCGCCCTCTTCAAGCTCTGTTGCTTCTTCTATCCATATCGACGTAATTCTCATAATGGATTTTAGCTTTTCAACGTCATCAAGACCTGAAAACAAGATAACAGAACCGTTAGGCTTGTATTTAATACTGAAGTCTGTTAGATTTATGTTGAAATCGTTTATATCGTAATATTCAGAAATCTGTTCTTTAAGCTGTTCCCAACAAGACTGCTTAAGGGTTTTAGCTACTTTTCTTACAACAAGTATTCTATGTCCTGGCTCTGTTGTTATTCTATGGAGTATCTTTTGACCTGCAAATATAGACTTTCCAGAACCACCGCCGCCTTTTAATATAAGATAACGAGATTGATTGGAATATAGTGGAATATAAGTTGCATTAGATAATGAATAGAGTGTGTCCAGGATGTTATTTTCCTTTTCTTCGGCTAGTAATAGAGAGTATAAGAGTTCTTCTTCTTCGATTGTTAAAGCCATAAACACACCCCCTTATGCATGATTATGCATGAGTATTAATAGTTATTCACAGGGATTTTTATCATAAACGTATAAAAATTCAAATTTGGTTTTACGATTAGTAGACAGAACAGTATTTTCCTGTGGTACCCCTATTATACAGTTAGAGATGATGTTATCGCACGCTTCAAGCTACAAGATAACATACATATTCTATACAACCCCCTCAAATACTCAACCCTATATATAATAGTGTTTAACACTCTATACTATACAACGACAAGCAACGTGCATATAATACACTATGCTATCAACTACCCATCAACTACCTAAGAACTACCCAAGAACTACCCAAGAAC